CCGACAATGCTGGTACCGGGCGCACCGTCACGCAGCAACGCCAATCGCTCTCGCACCATGTCGGTAACGTAGTTCTCAAGCTTGCGCTCCAGCTCGATGATTCGCGCATGAAGCTCGGCGATCGATTGCGCCGCCTGCGCCTCGATCAAGGCGCGCTCGCGCTGCCACGTGGCGCGTTCTTGCGCCAACGCGCCGCCTAACACTTCGTGCCACGCCTCAAGTAAGACGTCGGGTGACTCGGGCGGCGGCATCATGGATTCGTCGAATCTCGCGTTTAACGTCATCGCCATATGCCTTTGGTGACGGTGGCGGCTTTGGCTTCAAATCAATCGCCGCAGCTGGCGGCTGCCCCGCTGCAGGTGGTGCCGGCGGCGGATGTGGTCCAGAAACACCGCCCGGCGCGCCGGGCACGATGCCTGCAGCTGCTTCGAGCGGGACCACTTGCTGTTGCACACGTGGCGAATCACCATACGGGACGCTGTCAAGGTCTTCGAGATTGCGCGCTTCATTGGGCGAGTAGATGCCGCCCATGACGCCTTCCTTGAGCGCTTCGATGCGATCCTTCATCGCTGAACGCAGTAGCACAGCCGTCGAAAACTCAGTGTATTCGTCAGGCTGGCCTTTCAATTGAAACAACCGATCGAATGCCTGCTCGACGTGATTGAGCGCGAATCCAAGACCGGTCGAGACCCAGAACTGCATCAACGCTTCGGTCGAACCGAACGTCGACCCGCCGCTGATGCCGAGAACCGCCAGCGGAATGCGAAACACCAACGCGATATTCTCTTTCGAAAACTTCAACAGCTCGGCAAGCTGTGCATCACGTCCACCGACCGACCACGGCATCACTTTCAACCCGTGCGTCAAAACCGGTGTCTTGCCTTGCGCCATGCCTTTTGCTCGTTCGTCCCAACGATCCTGCAACGCCTGAACCTGATCATGATCAAGGTCCATATCGGTCGAGATCACTGCCGCAGGACGCGCCTGATTCAAATAGAAATTTATCTGCTGGCCATAGATGGCGTCGTTGATCATCAAGTCGGACGTCGCCGACAGCAACGGCGAGATGCCCCACAGCGGAAACGGATAACGTCGATCCGCGTGCAAACGAATGTGCAGCACGTCGCGCTGCGGCACCAATATCGGATATTCTTCGAGCAATTGATTCGAGACAACGTAGTTGCCGCCCATCCGATAGAAAACGTCACCGGTCGCTTGATTGACCATCGGCTTGCTCAGCCGCGATTGCATCAAATGCAACTCGGTGACTTCGAATCTGTCATTGCGCAACGCCAGCGCATAAGCATTGCCGTCAATATAGAGCTGCCGCACCGCGTTAAGCAAAAAATCACTGATGGTCTGATAGGCGTTGGGCGAACGCAAAATGCGCGACAACGCCGAATTTTTTACCCGTTCACGGCCGCCTTTACCGGTTGCGCGCCAATGATCGCCGGGACACATCGCGATCGTTTGCGAATAGGCTGATACGCACGCTTCGACAATCGCTGAACATTCTCCATACGGAATCGGGTCCATGCCCATCTGCCACCAATTGGTGGGCACGCCGTCGGGCAGCCAGCCTCCCGTAAGCGGAAGCGTGTACGGCCCCGGTCGAACTTGGCCTTCGACCGCGCGCGTGATCGTGCGCAATCCGCGAGCGATGAATTGCCGCGCCGATGCCATCCGCGTCCGACCTTTTGATTGCAGAGAAAAAACTCCAGCGCGTCTGAAGCGCTGGAGTCAGTCAGGGAGAATCAGGATGCGGGCCTTGCTGACGGCGACGCAGCTGCAGGCTTCGCCTGCCGAGTCTGGTAGCTGCCACTTGGCTTGGCGCCCATGTGCTTCTGCACCTGTCCGGCCGGATCGAGATCGCCTCCATCCGCTTCGTGCTCGGCAAAATACTTGCCAAGCGCAGCCTCGTCATTCTCCGCCTGTGTCGGCGTCGGCTTGCCCTTGATGCGCGCGGCATAGTCTTCCATGATCTTCTCTCGTGCGGCGCGACCAGCTTCAAGCTCCTGCTTCGCAGCTTCGCTCAGTTCTGGATCAGTCATGTGCGTGTCTCCGATTGAAAAGATTCTGCGTGGATGAAAACACCCGCGCAGTAACCATTGTTAGATACAACTTTACCAATTGATATTTTGCGTCCACGCCACCATGCCGGTGCGCCGGAACGACCAGTTGACCGGGAAAATCATCCGCAGCGCCAGCGAATCGGTCTGGAACAGCGACCGCTGCGGCGACGCCACAGTGCCGGGCGAGCCGCTCACAAGATCGAGCGGTGTGGTGTCTTCCATGTGCAACGTGGCCTGATCGCTCATTTCGAACCGCATGGTGTCGGCCTGCATCACCACAAAGTCCGCAGCATCCGCGATGACCACGGTCTTCGAGGGCACCGTCGCGGAATCAATGATCGGAATATTGTTCAACGTCCCCCGCGCGATCTCATCCTTGAACGGGAAGATACCGGTGTTGGTTGCCTGCTCCAATGACGCCGTCAACACGTCGCCTGGATTCATCAGCCAAACTGGTGAACGAATATTGCCATAGGTCGTCACCACGAGCGCCTGCACCAACTGCTTGATATCACCGATCAACGCCGCCATGCCGGGACCAGCTGTCGCCGGCAAAGCCACCACGCCGTTGAGCATTCCGGCGGGACGAATCGTCGTCGCCGGATTGGCGTCGAGCAAAACCGCATCCATCGAAACCGCCGTGTCTTCCTGAATGGCCTGACGCAGCACGCCCTCGATTGCGGGAATGCTATGATCCGCCATCTCCCGCGTCCAAGTCGTGATCACGGCCATTTTCTTCGGCGTGAAGGTCTGGCTGGTGAACGCGCCCTGCCGAACCGGAATCGCCATGCCTTCACCAACGAACGAACCGGCGATCGTCGGCGTACGCGAACGCGCCGGAAGCAGAATCTTTCCAGCCTGTCCGAAGCTGAGCGTGGTGCCCTTGGCGGCAAGCCTCGGGAAAACGCTCTGCGGCATCAAGAGCGACAGCAGATCAGCGTAAATCTGCTGGACCAGTTCCTGAGCCCAACCCGCAACCGTAGTAAATGCAGGCGCAGACGCCGCCCGCATCACCCAATCAAGCACAACCTTGTGCTCTTCATCGTCGCCATAGATACGCATGCGCTCGATGTCGGGCAGCGTGCCGCGAATCTTCGCCATGCCGACACAAACGCCCGCATGCACGAGATATTCGAGCGGCTCCCAGTCCCGCTTCGACGGCTTGACGATGAGCGGCGCGCCAAGCTGCGGATTGCCGGCGTGGGTATAAACCGCCGCAGGAGTCAACGAACGGCGACGCGTATCATTATTACCGTTATTGCCGGTGTTGCCGGTGCCATCCGTCGCAGTTGACTGCAGACGTTCCTCGGACTCGACCAACGCTGCATGGGTCTCACGCAACTGCTTGATCTGAGCGTTCAAAAGCTTCTGCTTGTCCAGATCGGTATCGCTGACATTGCTGTCATCCATCTTGCCGATGTGGACATCGAGTTCTTCCACCTTGTTGGCGATCTGCTGCTGCAGATCGAGAATACGTTGTGAAAGCGTGGGCATCTGACTGCCCTTTCCATTTCGAGACGTGTCGCCATGCTTGGCCGTGAAATCCCGCCGCTTGATATCAGCTTGATTGCCGTGCTTGGCGAAGATGACATCGAGCGTACCGGGACTGACCCCCAGCGATTTGGCAACCGCAAGGGCATTCGGATTCGCTGGCACGCTGACCAGCGACGTTTCGATCAATTCCTGCTTGGTGAAACGCGAACCGGCCCAACCACCATTTGCGGCTTTAAGCGGTTCGTCTTCAATCGGATGAAATCCAACCGAGACTGCTTGTAGAATACCCTGCTCAACAAGACTGAGAATTTCATTGATCCGCGCCGACGTGCCTTTCTTGGCCAGCTGCAAATGCCCGCGCAATGATCCATTCTCGACACGTAGATTATGCCATTTGCCAATCGGAAAATCAGCGTTGTGATTAAAGAGCGCGATCGGATGCTTTTTAAAATTGTCGAGCACCCATCCTGTGCTCATGATGACATCGCCCATCCGATCGATCGATTCATCGCTGAGCACGAACTCCAAACCGATCGCGTCACCGCTGTGAGTCTTGCGAATAAGCGCCTTGCGAACCGGCGCTCGTCCGGCACGCTCCTGCTGAGCGTCCTCCCACATCATCTGACAGGAATCTTCGTCCATACTGTCGGCGCAACGCTCCATGAAATCATCATGGGACTCGTCATCGCCGGGCGGATCGCAATCCATGTCGTCGCCAGCACCATTCTGCTTCCTGTATGATTTGTCCTCCTGCGCGCTCGGAGGACCGGCAGCATCAATCTTCTTTTTCCATGCCGCGATGATACGCGCCTTGATCTTGTCGACCTGATCAGCACTGTACGGTTTTTGATTCTCCGCCTTGTTGATGTAATTCCACGCCGCCTTGATGTGATCCACAGTGTCGATCGGGTAACGCTTCTTCTTGTCAGACTGATAACCGGGATCGGCATATTCGACATCGCCATACGGCTTGTCGCCGTCGTCGTCATCATCCGCTTTCAACGTCTTTTCAGGCGCTGGAGGCGCGCTGCCCGGCCGATGCTCGCGCAAGATCGATAAACACGCCGCGACAGCCTGCTCCTGTGGACGCTTGGTGCCACCATGCGCGCCCATCATCTCAGGTACACAACGGCTCATGAAGTCGGAGTCCGTTTCGTCTTTTGCGGGTTTAACTGGCATGGGATGAAACCTCCTAAAAAGGGCTACGGACTCGCCGGAAAGGAAAAACAGCGAGTCCGTCTCCGATCATGCGACATCGCATTTTTCCACGACGGTCTCGGGGCATAGGGGCAATGGGTTCGAGAGGGCGTCGCAAGTCGTGATGCGCATGATATCGACTATTTCTTCTGTGATGCATGCAGAGCTGCAATTTCCTCGTCGCTCAATCCGATCGCACGCGCCACCTGATCACTGATCTTCTGTGCGGCTTCATGATCGCCATCGGCGAGAATCGCCGCATGCATCTTGTCATCTTCAAACCGATGATTTTCGATGTAGTGAAAATCGTTTTGTCTACGAGCCATCGCTACAACTTTCCATACAACAAAATCACAAAGATCACCGCGCACATGCCGGCGATAAACCATGATTGATCAAGGACTGCCGCAATCGCCAACGTCGCAAAAATCAACGGCACGGCATTCATTTTGTCTTGCCGACATAAGCGTGGAAACGATCCATCGTCTGCTTGTCCTTGAGATCAAGCACGCCAGACCAGCTGGTACCGAGCAACAGATTCTTGCCTTGCGTGGAATCGGCAATCGCCCACAACGCCTTCGGATCGGAGCTTTGCGTCAATTTTATCAATGCTTCACGCTGCGGATCACTGGCCGTGACGGGTTCAGGCTGCGCCTCGTCTTCATCAGGCTCGATCGGATATTCCGGCAACTCGCCGTTGCGCTCGGCCCATTGAAATCTTTGCCGGTCATCCATCGAATCCCAGTACTCGCCCTGATAATCGTTGACGCTGTCGCTAAAGTCAGGCGGATCAGCGTCCTGCGCATTCTCCTCGGCCTGATCGTTGAAGCCCTTGACCAGCGCGTCCACGATCGCGTCGTGAGTCGCAGAACTGATCGGCGGCTCTTCGGGAAGGCCCGGCAACGTCGGCTGCGATGGATCGGTCAGCTTGCTCTGATCGATCGAGATTTCAGGATCATCGCGGCCCTCGCCGCCGCGTGATTCATAACTATCAACAATTACTGCATCGAGAATCTGTTCGTTGCTGTAGGGAATCGAGGCGCCTTCATCTTTCAACCCCGATCGCCATTTCTCAATTGCAGCCATCGCCCACTTGTCGCTTCTTGGATCGGCATCGTTTGCCAGATCACGCTTGGCATCTTCCAGCGCCTGACCGCTATCGCGCCAATTCTGCACTTCGCTTTCGATAAATTCATCGTGCGTCGCGCGCATCCACGCGGTCTCGATCTGCGACTGGTCGTGATCGCCAATCTCTTCCCAGCTTTCCGGCGTGTACCCAGTGCCGGAAGCAGCATGATTCGCGCGATCATTCCGTTCGGTCAATTTGTCGCGAATGTCCGACGCTAGACTGAGCCAAGATTGCCGTGTCGGCACATAACCGTACTTGGCCCATGCGTAGCCGCCGACGTC